CAAGGGGGTGGCGGGGGCCTGTCGCGCCGTGCGCGACCTCACTTCGCAGTCAGGATCGCGTCGCGCAGGGCGTTGGCCAGCTCGGCCTGCCCGTGCGCCTTAGCGATGTTCTCGGCGATCTTGAAGAACGGGAAAATCACCCGGTACTGCGGCGCACCATCGGTGTAGAGGAACACCGGCGCGACCTCTTTACGCGCCTTGCGCTCCCACACACCCAAATCATCGCCTACCGTTCCGACGAAATAGCGCTCGGCATTACCCTTGCGCTTACTGCGCTTGCTGCCCGTGGCGTTGGCCTGATAGCCACGCCCACCCTCGGCAGCACCGAGGCCCGACAGGATGCGGGTCATCACGCCGCGCGAGACGTTGCCGTACTGGTTCAACAGCTCAGGGTTGGGTACCGCGTACTGCCCCGCCTTCATCAGGCCCTGGGCAATCAGAGACTTCTCGAAGCGCTTGTGCGGCCGCTGACCGCCCCGCACCGCCTGCTGCAGGTAGGTGTCAGCGGGTATGCCGGTGGTCCATTGATCCTTGAACCAGACAACGGCCCCGCGACTCTTGGTCGCCGCCCGCGCAAACAGACTGCGCTGAGTGGTCGGCGTCGGCCGATCCAGGCGCTTGCCCATCACCTCGGTAATGCCCGGCTTGATCCGCTTGGTGGCCAGACGCGTCTGCGCAAGCATCAAGGCGAAAGGGATTTGCTTGCCCTGAACGTCCGACAGCTCACGCAGAAGCGGGGCGCTGTCAGTGTCGATCTTGAGATTGATCATCGCCCCACCCTCTTAGAATTTGTGCCGGTTACGTCTCCGGCGTCCGTGCTGCAGGACCGCACTATATGGCGCATAGGGCCGCTATCGGGGCCAGCAGCTCCTGGCGCGCTCCGGGCTCGATATTCTCTCGTCGGGCCTAGCGATCCCTAACCGTCGTAACGGCTTTCTGTCGAGGGGATTCATCGTCTCTGTACGGCCGAGAAGGCCCTGAGCCTACTTCATGGCGCTCACCCTCCGTGACACGTCACAATCGAGCATTAACCAACGAACAGAAGCTGATCGCGAGCCATCAGCACCGCGTTTACAGCCAGCGCACCAAACAGCAGCCAATCGAGCGCATGCCAGCGCGATCGAATATTGGTCACACACACCTCACCCGGCGTCAGATCCGCATACAGCGCAGACGTTGAACCTTCGTCGCGCATGGCCGCGATCGGATCATGAAAGCTGCCGACGTCGCCCCGGGCATCCACGACGTGAAACGTCACCACATCCCCATCGGTGGCCATCCAATCGGCGGCAACGCTGTGAAGGCCGCCGCGCTTATCCACGACACGAAAAAGCACCGATCCCACTTGTTTAGACTCGCTCACCGGAACACCTCGTTATGCGTAACGGCCGGGGCCTTGCAGGCTTCCGACTCTCGACAATCCACATACCCCACAAAGGCGTAAGCCAGCAGGACCACCACAACGCTCAGCCAGGGCCGGGGCATCATTGACCCGGCTCCGACTTCGGCAATTTGGTATCGGCGTAGCGATCGGCCAACTTGCCCACCTTCTTCACACCCAGGAAGCCGACCCAAATGCCGATCGGCTGAGCCAAGGCTTCAGGCAAGCCGAAGAACGAAAGAAGCCAGATCAGGCTCAGCGACAGCAGAACGCACATCGGGCCTTCAATGAGGGCGTCTTTCAGCGTGCCCCCGGCGTAAAAAATCCGCAGGACCGCCATCACCAGCGAGAGAACTCCCGCCCAAACGGTCGAGGAATGCTGACTCAACCACAGGGCCACAAAGGCCCAGGTGTCTGGCTTGTCCGGCATGTTCGGCATCTCGATTGCCTCCCGTGGGTGGGAGAAAGGAATAAAAAAACCCCCGACCTGTGAGGGCCGGGGGCTGAATGGACTGTTTCGCGATGAGTATCGTGGCCGGAACAACACCACAATGACGCAAACGATAGGGGAAACTGCAAAAGGCGTCAATCGATTTGTGTAAAAAAACACTATTCGTGTAAAACCGCCGCACTGTCAACCCTTCGTTTTTTAGCCACGCCTCACAGCTCCAGGGCCCGCTCAAGTTGCGCTAAAGCGCAGGGCAATTCACGACGAAAAACCCCGCCGCACCCCCGTGGCAAAGGCTTTCGGCAGTTTTCACAGATCCGCCCAGCAACAACCCCGAGCTGTTGTTGAAGCAACTCATGGTCCCGCTCGATCAGCGTCAAAATGTATTCGGTTGCTGTATAGGGAATGCCTTTTGAGCCCCGTAATTGCTGGCCTTTGGCCAATTTCTCCGCCTGAATCGGACCCATTCTGACCCCGATCACCTCAACCCCGGCCGCCTCGTCTCGTTCTCGCTGCTCCCGCTTGCGCTGCGCCTCCGGACTCAGGCCGTCAGCGTGACGCGTCACAAGGCCGCTTTCTTCAGCAACTTGAACAATGGCCTCGATCCGAGCCGCGACACGCTCGGCCTCTTCGTACTGCTCCAGGGCGCTCCGGGTCATGTTTAAAATCCTCTTGTATGATTAATTTGGTTATAGGGCTTCAGGCCAGCCAGCCCGAGGGGTCCAGGGCTTTCGGCTTTTCCGCGCGTCTTGCTCCTGTCTTGTCCTGCAACGCGTCAAACCCCTGGGCATCGAGCCAGGCGTGCCAGCGTTCCAGGGCGTTGCGCTTGACCGACTCGCCCAGGGCTTGGAAGTAGGTGCGCTCTAATTCGGACAGGGCGTGGTTCAGCAGCAGCTTGCCCACCAACGAATCGACGCCGAGATTGGCCCATATAGAAGGCGCGAGCTTGCGCAGGTCGTGACTGGTCCATTCGCCGGCGCCGTAGCGGGTGAAGACGGCAAAGGCCTGGCTACGCGACATCGGTCGGCCGGCATGGGTGCTTGAGGGGAACAGGTAGGCCCCGACATAGCCCCGGGCCTTTTGGCTGTCGCGGTAACGCTGGAAAAAGGCCACGGCTTGCGGGGTCAGCGGCAACAGGTGGTCGCGGTGGGATTTGGTGTCAGCGGCCGGAATGAACCACTCCCCCGCCTCCAGATGAATGTTTTTCCACTTGGCCTGGCGCGTCTCACTGATCCGCGTGGCATGGGTCAGCATCACCACCAGCAACGCCACGGCGGCCGGATCACTGGCAAAGGCCTCGGTCCAGTCGGCCAGCAGGTCGACCACGGCAACGTGCCGCAACCGCGCGCCCTTGGGCTTGATCTTGGCTTTCGTGAAGTGCTTGAACGACACCCCAAGCAACGGGTTGACGGTGACTTTCTTCAGCACCAGGGCCGTGCCGAACACCACTTTCAACACGTCCAGCATCGACTTGATGTAGGCCAGGCTGTACTCGGCTTGCATGTGCCGGATCAGGTGGCCGTCGATGGTGTCGGCATTCAGCTTGTTCAGGTGCAGATCCCCCAGGGCCGGCAGCAACTGACAGCGGATCGCCGACAGCGTCGACCCGCGCCGGCTCTTCGACAGGCCTCGATCGGTCGCCAGGCGCTCGGCGTACCACTCCAGCACCTGGCCGACTCGCTCCCAGCCATCCACGGTGGCCGGTGCCGCCGGATCAGCCAACAAACGCGCCTGCACTGCCGGCAGACTGTCGAGCATCACCCGCGCCGGCACGTCGGGCCAGTTCGCGGCCTTTTTCCAGATGTCGCCCTTGTTATGCCGGACAACGTACCAACTGCCCTTGCTCCGGTCGTTACGGTAACGAAAGCGCAGCGGGTGCCGGGGGTCTTTCAGCTCGGTAATGGCCGGGTCAGCGGCATAGCGCTTAATGACCGCGTCAGAGAGCTGGACTTGAAGGGTTTGTGCCATGTATGGGCCTCACGGGCCGCCCAGGGCGAAGCCGGCGGGCGGCGTTGTCTTTCTTCAGGCAAAGCGACGCCTTGACGCGTAAAGCGCCGAGGTCACTAAGAGTTACTTTTGCGAAGGGTTAAGCAGGCATAGCCCGGGCGGGTGGCCAGTCTTTAATCGGGACGTTGCCGGTTTGGACAGCGAAGCCATCCACCAACAGCGCGAAGGCCTCGGCGAAGACTTGCGAAGCGTCCGGCGTCACCTTGGGCCAACCGGCCAGAGCCTCCCCCCCAGCGGCATAGGCGGCCGCCTCCAGGTCCCCGAGGACAGATGCGCCGGTATAGAAGTCACTGGCCCGCGTGCCCTGCAGGCCCTGCAGGCAATCGCCAAGGCCCACCAACCAACAGGCCGAGGCAAAGGCGGTCAGCGGCCGCACGAACAGCAGACCATGCGCGGCCGGGGCCTGCCAGCCACCGGCATACAGGAAGCCGTGCAGATCCTCGCCCGGTAACAGGCGCTCCCGCTGCCTGGCCGACAACTGGAGCGGCAGCGCGCCACGGTGCGCCTCGGCATGCACCGCAAACCCCAAGGCCTGGCCAACCGCATACAGGTTCGCCCCTTCAAAACCGGCAAAAAGTGGGTGCATGGTCATTTGATCCCCAACAACGCTTCAATGATTGCGCGGGCCTCGGCGAGACGACCGCGATAAGTTCTCAGGCTCACACCCAGGGCTTCGGCCTTTTCAAACTGACCGATGCCGTCCTGTTCATAACCGGCGATGTTTCGCCGTTCAGCGACAGCCCACCAGTTCGCGCCATACTCCAGGCGCAACACGTCAGCACGCAGCGGATCAACGACAAACATGCTCAACACGGCCGCCTCGATCATGCTTTCCAGGCCATCCGCCGGACCGCTGACCGGACCGGAGCCACCGAAAAAGATTTCGCCTTTATTGTCGATCAGCTTGGCCAGCATGGACTTACCACTGGAGCCGCCACTATCGGGCCAGCTCCAGCGAGCCCACAGCTCCAGGGCGTGGTCCAGACGGTTATTGCTCTTGCGTCTTGCCATCCCCGCCCCCTTTAGCCGCCGGCTTCAGGCGTCAGCTTGTAGCCATTACGCTGCCCACTCTTGCAGGCTGGAAACTTGAGGCCACTGGCACAGACCGGCAGCCCAAAAATGTAGTCCGCGCGCACGCAGACGGCGCACCCCAACGTGCGCAACTCTTGCGCCTCGACGATCTTCGCCGGATCGCCATAGGCATATCGCGGCAGCGCCCGACTACTCGGATGCATTCGCCAATTCCCCGAGCGCGGCGCGCACGCTGCCACTACGCGCCAGGTAGGCCAAACATGCCTCCGACAGCCCTTCAAGCGGCTCGCGCACATGGGAAAAACCAGCATGGCCATCCGTGACCATCAAATCACCGCGATGAATGCTCACCGTGCCCGAGGGGCGACTGTAGAGGTGCCACACGAACCCGCCACGCCGGCGGATTTCGTCCGTCTCCAGCTCGCTCAGGCAATGCGCGATCACCAC